TCCCCGTAACGCTGCACGGCAGCGGCACGCACGACGAATTCGCCGCGCGACACCCTGGCCAAAATACTGTCGCTCGTGCCGGTTCCGGGGCCGAATACCCGGCCGCCGCGCGCAAAGTTGGCGGTGCCCGATTGGTCACCACCGCCGCCGAGCGACTTGATCCATGTCAGGGCTTCTTTCGCCTTGCTGATGATCCAATCGAGCCCGCCGGTCACCTTTGTGAAAATGCTGGTCGCAAAGCTGGCGGCGCCGTCCCATAAGGCGTTCCAGCCCGACTCGATCAGAGCGAAACCCGCCTTGAAGAATTCAACCGTGGCGTTGAATCCTTGCAGCAGCAAATCGAACGCTTGTTGGACCAGCGGGATTTGCGCGATCAGCGCACCAATGGCGAGACCAAGTGCAGCAATGCCGACGAGCGCCGCGCCTGCGGGGCCGAAGGCCGCCGCAAGCGCCGCATCGAGCAGGCCGACAACGGAAATGATGCCACCAATTACAGTGCCGATGGTGGCGAACGCGCCACTAAAGACACCAAGCACGGCAACGATGGCTAGAGCCTGTCCGGTGAATTCCGTGCCGAAAATCTTATTGATGGCGGCTGCCACTATATCCAAAACCGCTACGAGGCCATCCCACGCGCCTTTAACGATTATCACCGCGCCCTTTACCGCCTTTGCGAATTCGTTGATCTGTACCTGGGCCTTTGCGACAAATCCGTTTTGATCGATCTCGTCGCCTGAAAGCAGGGCGGAAATGTCGTTAATGATCGGCGTGATCGCCGACACGATGGATGCGCCGAATTCCAGAATCGTGTCGCGGTTCTTGACGATGAGATTTGTGACAGCATCAATCAGCGTCGTCAGCGCCGGACCGAATAGCAGCGTGAACCGCTCTTTTGTATTCTTGATGGACAGTTGCAGCTTGTCGAAGGCGTCATCGAGCTTCCCACCGATGGCCAGGATGGCCGGGTCAAGCGCAGGCGCCACCCGCTGACCTTCATCGATGATCTTTTGCAGACCGGCGCTGCCGCCTTCGAAGGCCGCGGCGAGCTTGCTGCCGGTGCGGCTAAACACGTCCAACTCTAACGCGGTCTTTTCGATGCCATCGGGCATTTTCGCGAACGCGTCCGCGAATTGCCTGAAACCCTCCATGGCGTCGCCGCCGGTCGACTGGAAGGTGACGCCCAGCCGGGAAAAAGCGTCAATCTGAGTGTCGGCCGACTTTCGAAGTTTCTCTTGCTCAGCGAGGAATTGCGCCGCAGTAATCTCGCCGCGCGTATACTGGTCGGTCAGATCGCGAACGGCCTTTTGCTGCTCCAACGCGCTCTTGCGTGACGTGCCCAGCGACCGATTCATCTTGTTGAAGATGCCGGTCACGGCGTCGCCGCCAAGCCCGAGAATTTCAAATGCACTAGACAGCTTTTGAAAATTGTCGGTGCTGATGCCCGCCGCCTTGGCGCCTACGTCGATGTTTTCCGCGGTTTTGCCACTGCCGAGCGCCAAGGCCGCGATGCCGGCGACAAGCCCGCTGACGACGCCGGTCGCAATAGTCAGGCGCTTCGTGAATACGTCGGCTGACTTGACGATTGCATCGAACCGCTTGTCGACGTTTTCCGCAGCGGAGCCGACTGCCGCAAACCGCGACGTGATTGCGGTGAGCGCGGACGACAATCGACCGCCTGCGCCCGTCACCGACTGTGACGACTTTTCGGCGCCGTCTTGAATCCTCTTGAACGCCTTGCTGCCGGACAACCCGAGCGCGTCCATGCGCGCGCGCAACTGCGCGTCGCCGGTAAGGACGATCTCTTGAACGATACGATCAGCCGGCATTGCCGCTCTCCGCAAGAACGCGGCTGTATGTCGCTGGCGCGCGGTTCATGATGTCGCGCCCGATCTGGCGCAGGTGGAGCTTCTTCGGCATGACGATTTGGGTCTTGCCGAAATACTTGACCGGCCCGCCACCGCTTAACGCCATCAAGGGCAGCTTGCCGGGGCGTTCAATGCGGATCAGCTTTTTCGGATAGTTGCGCATCAACACCTTGGTCGCGTCCTTCTGGGTGCTCAGAGGAATCCACAGGAGCGGCCTGCCCCTGATGGTGCGGCCAAGTTCAAGGGACTCGGCAACGAAACTTGTCGTGGTGGTGATGAGGCGGTCGGTTCCTTTTTTGCGGTTGCTGACCTTGAACGCCCAGGAGGCGAATTTGCCGGCGGTCTTTAGGTCGGCGCGACCGCGCGCGCGGAGTTCGGTCGTAATCAGCGCCGCCGTCTTGTTGAGCGCAGTGACCATCCGCTTGTTTTCGGCCTTCGTTGCCTTCGCGTATTCCGACGCCCTGTAGGTTGTCACTGCGATTCATCCTGTAGCTTTTTGATTTCTTTCTTGACCACGGCGTTGTCGGTCGATTGCGCCAAGCGGATGATCGAGGCGAGTTGCGCAAGTTCTCCCTGCCGCCGCCGCTCTGAAAGGTGCGTCCACGCGGCCAACTGGCGCGGCGTGTACTTCCAGGCGACGTGCGGCGGGTGGCCGAGGGCGATTAGTCTTTCGACGGCGCGGGCGATGGCATAGCCGGAGCCTTGCCATACGCGACGGCTGGACCGCGAACGAGCCCGAGTGCTTCCAGCCTTGCCAAGAAAGGGTCGATGCCCTGCGGGAATGTCAGATCGAAAATTGTCGAGAGCAGTTCGACCTGTTCGCCGATTGGCAGCTTGCTTGCGACGCTTTCTGCCTTGGGGTCACCGAGCGAGCCCGTGCCGGTGGCTATGGCCGCGGCGACGGCACGGGGCGCCACCTTCATGATTTGGTCGACAGTGATCTCGCCGGCCTTTGACCCGCCGGCCATCAACTGCCGCAGTTCGGGAAAGGCGCCTAACAGATGCGCGACGCCATCGGCAGAAATGCCATAGACAGGGATGTCCTTGCCGCGAATAGGGACGGTCTTTTGCTGATCGGCGATGTCGAGAAGACTGACCATGTTTGTGCAACACCTCGTTGGTTATGGGCCGGCGGCGGGAAGGTTGGTGAGGACCGCGGTGCCCACCTTGCCGATGTTGGCGCCCGTGGTCGCCAGAAGCACCTCGCCGGTCACCTCGATCTGATTCCATTCGTCTGAAATCGGGTTGAGCGAACCGGACGGGCTGAATTCGACATTGAAGAAATTCAAATCCCACTTCGGGCCAACGTCGTTAGTGGCCACGAATTTGACTTCGCCCTTGATTGAGTCGACCGCGAAGATGTCGATGGTGGGGCCTTCCACCGCGTCGGGATCGATGGTGCCGAGCAACAGCATGGAGAGGTTTTGCGCGGTCAGTTCCTCCATCAAGATGCGCAGCGTGCCGCTGCGGGTCACCACGATGGACATATCTTTGGTGCGCGTGCCGGCGCGGCTTGAAAAGTGGTCGAGCTTTTCGACGGTCGGCGCATATTCCAGTTCGGCGACGTTGCCGAGATCGATGAAATCCGTCGCGCCTTCCGGCTTGAACGAGACGATGCCTTTGCCGACTTGATAGTTGTCTGCATCCGGCGCGATGAGCGACACGGGCATGGGTCAACTCCATTCTTGAGCGTTAGAATTCGGATGTGCGGAGCACGTAGGTGAAGGTCATGCGCAGGTGCATTTGACCTTCCATGGAACGGCCGCTCGCCATGTCGGTCTCGCAGCCGTTGTATTGAATGTCGCCGTTCGCCCCGAGCAGCGTCGCAAGTTCGGAGTCGGACATGATCGCCTTCAAGATGGCGATGCGCAGCGTGTTCATGTCCTCGCCGATGCCTTCATTGATCGGCTCGCGCTGATCCATGACGACGTAGATTTCGGGTGACAGGTCCACGAGATTTGGCGCCAGCGTGAGCCGGCCGCGGTGCTGCGGCGGTGTCGAGCGGGCGATTTCGTCGCCATCCAAGAGGATCACCGCCGGCCGCTTGCTGGCCGGCAGTTCGCCGCGATTGCGCACGGCGCCGTTGACGCCCTCGACCGTTTCGAGGATGGCCAGGAGACGCGCCAAGATTTGCTCGCGCCGGTCGGTCATGCCCGCACCTGACAGTCGTAATAGAGGATGGTGCTGGCCGGCGAGAGCGTGCGCACGCTGACAATGCGGAATTCCGTCGCGTCAATGACGAGGCGGTGCACCTCCGGGTCGGGCGTGACGCCGGCCGTCGTCGACACGATGGCGCGGCGGTCATCGGCCTGGATAAGCGAACCGTCGCGCTCGCGCGCTCCGTAGTCCTGCAAGATGACACGCACCGTGGTGTCGGTGCCGCCACCACGCAGGATTGCGTCGCGTCCGAATTGTGCGATTGCGACGGTCGCTATCCCGTGAAGTACCGCATAGTCGATTGCTGCCACGGTGCGCACCGTCAGGTCCGCTTGCCCTTGAGCAAGGCTTTGGGCCGCGTGCAGATGTTGAGCGGATTCATTTGCACGTCCAGGCTCACGCCCTTGTCATTCGGCATGTCGTACTGCTTCGCGTACATGCGCTGACCGGGGCGGTTGACGGTCTCGATGTAGTCGGCCGGCGCCATGTAGGTGCGGAACAAGTTCGGCACGCCGGACGGGAACAGGTGGCATTTGTTGGTGTCGACGAAGTTCGTCCCACCGACGTAGCCGCGATAGTTCTCAAAGAGGATGCCGGCAAAATCGAACGAGCCGTAGGACTGGCCGTTGGCGATGTAGGCGGCGCGAAGCTGCGCGGCAGCCGGGTTGTTCAGGAACGTCGTGCGGACCTCCGGGTGCGCCAGGAGATCGTCAAAGAACGCGTCGCCGCAGATGGCGCTGATG